AGCAGCTCTGTCAGTGTGTCATCCTTGACGATGCCCTTGTTCCATCGACCTAGTATCTTGTGGTCCTGTATGCCTGTCATTGACACACCAAGCAGGCGTTCCTCTTCACAGTTGACCCGCCAATCCGGTGACAGGACATCACTGAAGTCTGTCAGTGTAGACTGTAGCGTACCGAGGAAGGTAGCGTGCTTGACCTTGCGCACTAAGTCTTCTTCACTGTCACCCGGACGAACGATAACCTCAGTCAGGTTACAGAACTCCTGTGGCCTGAGGATAATCTCAGAGCAGGGGTTAGTACCGAACTCGTAGTTAGAGTTGCGGCGTGGAGGACATGAGTTCTTCGCTGCTTCTCGTGAGAAGATACCACGCTCACCAGCCCGAGACTCGTGGAGTGAGGTCATCTCTCTGAGGTAGCTATCGACATCAGGCTTACAGGTGTACGCCACTGAGTTGTTAGCCAGAGCACGGAAGGGGCTACCTCCCTCTGTCTCAGGTCGCCACCATTCACCAGACTTAGCGTGACGCATACGGTCATCAGTTAGGTTGCTCAAGGAGATGAGAGCACTGCGACGTACACCACCTACTACCACAATGTCCGCAATCTTGCAGACCAAATCGTGTACTTCAATGGAGGTCAGTCGTCTACCCGCTGCTGCCTTGAATACTTCCACGGTGTACTGGAACAGACTGTTGAGTGGCTCAGGTCCAGATGCCCTACCTCCCATAGTCTTGAGCCTAGCACCGTACGGACGTATCTGAGTCAAGTCCCAGACCGGAGTAGTCCCGTCGTAGAGACACCGAATCAGCGTACGGTAGGAGTCAGCCCAACCTACCTTGTTATCCGGTACGACAATGGGATGCTTGCCTACGAACTTCTCAGGTACAGCAGGCAGCTTCTCAATCTCATCCCGCTCTACGCTGAAGCCCATACCTGTCCCGCACATGAGGATGTACAGAATCTCAGAGAACCTGATGGGGTCATCGATGGGAGTATAGGCACAGTTGTATCCAGCTACGTGATGCTCATGCAGCGCCTTGCCTGCACTCATCATGACTCGCATGGAGCCCATGACTTCCATGTTACGCATAGCTTCCATAGCCTCAGCTAGCTCAGTCAGGATACTCGGCGAGTTGACAGGTACGTTGCACTTCTCCAAGTGCTCTTGCCAGAACTGGTGAACACGGTCGATAGCTTCGTCCCATGTCTCACGTCGTCCCAAGTCGTCACGATACCTAGCGTAACGGCTAGTGAAGATGTATCTTTGATACTCACTCATCTTCGGAGTAGGTGTAGTCATTTTTTCTTTCTCTCTTTCGGTTGTATTTCTTTCTGTCGGGTACGATGCGCTGCCTGTACTTAGGACTGCGTACCTCCTTGGCTACCGGGTTCCTGCGGGAACCTCGTATCTCATGCTTCTCATTCATCGGACTCCTCGTGCTCAAGGTCCGAGAACTTGTACCGATTGTCCAGTACCCTGTCCTCGAACGCTCGCACTAGCTCCTCTGTAGTTAACTCAAGAACCTCGACTAACAAGTCGGGGTCCATCCTATCCTTGACTGTATCAAGGAATTCGTCAGGGGTCAGCACCACTCGTTCAGCAAGTAATTCATGCTGACCTCACACATATCGTAGTCTCCTTCCTTTACTTCGTTCTTGATGACGATGCCCGACCACGACTGCTTGTTCTTCTGCGGCCCAAGGTAGTCCAGCATGTCCTGATAGAATCGACCGGCCACTAACCCACGCATACGCCTGCCATCAGCGGTGAACTTCTCGCCAGTCTGGTAGACTTGCTGGTGTCCCATGCTGAAACTGCCGCCTAGCTTGTTCAGCTTGTTGGACATCTGCCCACCGATAGCGTTAGACAGCAAGGAGTCAGGGTTCACAAAGTAGTGGCTGTACATGATGCCGTCAATAGTAGCTATGTCTAGGAAATCATGCGAGATGACATCGAGAACGTAGCCTTTAGTCATCCCGTAGTAATCTGCAATCAGAGCGCTTGCGAACTTACGGTTATGCGGGTCATTTGCTGCTCGCAGTATCCGCTGCTCGTGGTTTCCATAGCAGAAGTGTACCTCTGGTTTCCACTTGCGCTGCTTGCCTTTGAGTATACGGAGGAAGTTGTCCATTGCCTCTCGACCTACCTCAACGTCGCGAGGATAGTCCTTGTCTTCCCAACCCTTGCTGCCTGCCTTATCATAGACGGACAAGCTAGGCATGTCCCACCAGTCACCTATGATAATGACCTTATCGGGTCGCTTCTCGTGTAGGTAGTGAGCTGCTGCCGTGAGGTGGTCAGTCTTTGACCACGGTGTTAGTTGTGTATCAGGTATAAATGCGTGTCTCATCTATTCCTCTCCCTTCTTCACTAGACTTCCTTTGATGTCTTGCGGTCCACGATACTCAAGGTCAAGATGTTCTAGTATCATTATCAGTGCGTCTGGTACTGATAGTTTACATTCGGTGTCCGCGCTGAAGTATCTAGCGCTGCTATTGAGCCACCGGTGGCTAGTCCCTAATCCAGTACCCGAACGCCAAGATACAATATGTGACAGTCTCTCAAGTTTTTTCTCAAGAATTTCAATATTAGTTTTAAGCTGCCTCAGTTCGTGGTGTTTTATCATCGTGCTCTCCTAGAACGGCGGCTGCTCATCGTCAAAGTTGTTGTAAATGCTGTCTTCGTCATCTAGTGCTGCCAAGTCCTTAGTCTCTTGGTCAATCATGAAGTCGATATAGTGACGCGCCTTGCGCAAGTCCTCAATGCCGCCTTTGTTGCGCCAGCGAGATACATACTTGATTACGTTACCTTCGCAGAAGGACAGGTTGTTACCCAAGATGAACTCGATGGGCTCTATCTCGTGCGTCTTGTAGTGGCTTGGCCCTTGGTTTGTAGCTTTAAGTTTCATTACGACACTCCGTACATTGTGGTTGAATACGCATCGTTGCGGAAGGCATACGACGCATACCAAAAGCAGTCAATGGTTTCGTATGTCCGCAGCGAGTACACCGACGCTTGCATCCTGTAAGTATTATGTTGTAGCCCTCTGTATTGTAAACAAGCAACTCATCATTGTCATCGCGAAGAACTAATTCAGTCTTCATCCTCATCTCCTTGGGTTCCTTCGGGAACCGGAGGCTTGAATGGCTCAGGGTCAATGCCGAACTCTCCGTGGTGGTATGGAAACAGCACTGTCTCCCATGCTACCGGGAAAGGATTCAAGCAGCCCGCTCCTTCAAACCATTCGGCGGGCATCTCCTTCGGTATGCCTCTGCCTACGAAGCAGTAGTCGAAGCCGTGTGCCTCCAGCCAGTCGCTATTCATTGGGTACTTCTTCAGTCCTGTCTGTCTGTCATTCTCCATGACCAGCTTCAGGTCCATGTCGGGATGGTACTCCTGAATCGAGAGCAACTTGCTGCGCTCCTCTGATGTCAGTCGTCCCTTCACCTCTATGACAGTACCGTTAGGCAGGATGAAGTCAGGAGTATACGTCCTCTTCTTGAGGACAGGACTCTTGGCTCCGCAGTTAGCACATATCATCTTCCACTTCTGCTCTTGATAGTAGACAAACTTGAGGGGCTCATACTTCCACTTATATCCCTGCTCTTTGAAGTAGTCAGCTACTCGCCTCTCAAAGATAGAACGGAAGCGTCCTCTCCTGTACTTGGTGTTGTACTTTCTAGTCATCTGGCCTCTCCGCATAAGGACAGCTATCAGGAACAGTGCGCCATATCCAGAGTAGGTCACAGTTCTTAGTCCAGTGGTGCTCCATGCCGCTACCTTTATACAGCTTGTATGTCTGTGTGTACCAGTCTATGTCGCTGCCAGCAGGATTAAGGTACTTCTCAGCCTTCTTCTCACCTATGCCCTTCACTCCTTTCACGTTGTCGGCAGTATCACCAATGAGCATCTGCTTAAAGAACAGACGGATACCTTCACGCTCACTGACTTCAGAGAAGTCCTCCTTCACAAAGTTGTAGTGCATACCCGGAAGCTGCTTGATGTCCTTGTCGTAAGAGACAAAGACTACCTGCGCAGCATCTCCGTACTTAGCCTTGGCATCCTGAGCTGCTCGACCTAGCATGTCGTCAGCCTCAAAGCCTTGGGTAAAGATGCAGCGGCGTGTGCGCTTGGCATGTGCTATCACATCAGGCAGGTGCTTGGGTTTGGCTACGCCATGACGGTTGGCTTTGTACTCTGGGTACTCAGCTTCTCTAAAGTTCTGCTCCTTGTCACAGCCTGTGAAGATGAGGTATGTATGATAGAGTTCCCGTGGGAACTCAGCCAAACAGGCATCCTGTATCTTCTCAATACTGATGTCGAATGTATTGAGTACATTGTCCAGTTCATCGTACTCTATGTGAGCCTTGGTTACTTCCTCCTTTGCAGTTACTCGACCGTCCTTCACTATCTCTACATACCCTGTGGAGTATTCGAGTGCTTCTTTATGACTGTCGAAGATTTTGTTCGGGTCAGAGTGCAGAGTATATCTCTGCTTCTGTCCTGCTGCTGCTACGCGATGGGCTACTATATCCCCATCGACTAGCAGAATGAGGGGGCTTTCGCCCCCAGATTCCGTGCTCATTTAGACTGCCTCATCCAGTACGTTGTCAGTGTCAGCCCAGCCGGACTCAACTTCCGTAGTGTCTTCACCTTTATCAGAGGCACGACCCTCGAAGTCAATATCACATGCCATCCATCGAGCAAGGTCTTCACCTACCTCCATAGTCAGCGAGATAGCAGTGTACCGGTCCAGTTCCTTCATGAACTCAGGCAGAAGAATCTTCGCTGCTACCTGACGACAGATGGACAGGTCACGACGTGATGGTGAGCCTGCTGGTACTGCGGCTACAGTAGCTACGGGTTCCTGTTGGGAACCTGCGCTAATCAGACCGACTCGACCAACGACATTATTGTACACCCGGTCGCCCGACTGCTTGGTCTTGTAGCTGAAGCTAACCTCAGCACCCTTGCCCATGCCTGACGGAAGCTGGTCATTCGCATCCCAGACTGAATACCATGCGTCAGTCTCCTGAATAAGAAAGCGCTTGCCGTCTTTGCTCATTGCGCCTACGGTGCCTTGCTGTGTATTCTTTTCAATAGCCATAACTAATTTCCTTTATCTAACTTGTACTAATATTATAACACGCCTGACTTACAGCGTCAAGCTTTTCATTTCTGATTTCGTCCAGACACTTCCGACTTCCACGTCACACGGGAACTCGACTGGACTGGTCAGATTAAACTCCGCTTTAATACGTGCGGGAACGTCCTCCATCACCTCCTTTGCTTTCGTAATATCTCCATTGTTGACGTTATCCTTTGCCAGAAAGAGCACGCTGTCATGCACAGTGTTGACCGGGGTACAGTCAGTACCTGCCATCTCTCGACGCAGTGCAACAAGAGTACTGTTCATAATGTCAGCCGCTGCCCCCTGTATCGGATAGTTCTTCGCGGTGGTAGGCTTGAAGCTAGGTCCGTTGTTGTACCTGTCGTTGAGTGGTAGCTGCTCCACCATACCGAAGCCACCTACATGAGCGTGAGTCTTGGACAGGTCACGCTGTCCGTTGTATGCCCACACACTAGGCAAGGTAGCGTAACGCACCGGTGTATTGTTACTCTGGTGTCCCAAGTACTGTCCAGTCTCAGCTAGATGCTGAAGCAGGAACTCGTGATACTGCTTGACCTTAGGGAACTCCTCGTAGTACTGGTCGATGAACCGTTGTACTAACTCAAGCGGCTGGTCCCACTGCTTGCTGATACCATGAGCGGACGCGCCGTACTGTAGCTGGAAGCTGAAAGCCTTAGCCATCTTGCGCTCCGCATCGCTGACATCATACCCAGCCTTGTCGAACAGACGGGCTGCGAACATGCGGTGCATATCTACTCCGTCGTTCAGGTGTTTGATAAGATTGCTGTCGTTACTAGCCAGTGCTAGTACCCGGACTTCCAATGATGAGTAATCTATCTCGACGTAGCGGTAGTCCAGCGGTGCTCTGAACACAGACTTAGGCTCGACGACAGTGCCATCCGACATCTCATCCTCGACGTTGCTCAGGTTCTGAAGGTTGGGTCGGCTTGAACTCAGGCGCTTGGTAGCCGTACGTGCATGGCTGTAGTTACCATGGATACGACCGTCAGGATAAATGTGCTTCTCAAGCCCATCGACGTAGGTAGACACAGACTTGTTTAGCTCACGCATCTTGAGCAAGGGCTTGAGCAATTGCTCCGCAGTCTCCGGGATACGGTAGTCCTCTGACATCTTGCCAAGTGTAGTCGCATCAGTGCTGCCATCCTTAGCGTAGTCCTGAACCACTGACTTAGGGAGCACGCCAGTGTACGTACCCACTCGTTGCTCAAGCTTAGTCTTTTCCTGACCTGCCTTAG